TGATACCGTCACTTCATGCCCTGTAAAAGGAGGGGTGTTTGCTGATGCCGTCATCGTTGAGTCAAAAGACGTTCCACTAGAAACAGAATCTTTTGCTATAAAAGAAGCTGTGCCTGTTACGTTAGCATCTAAAGCCATTGACAACGCAAGTTGATTAACGACCGCACCTTTTACAAGTTTATAGTCCGTATTGTCATTCATGCGTCCTTCAATGTGATAGGAGCGAATACCTGTACCATGCTTCAACACGCCTGTACTAAACGTGTTATTCATTACACCTTGTAACAACTCGTCAAAATCAGTATCGGCGAAATCAAACGCAATATCACCCGCTACCGCTACATTGCCGTGTCTTTGATAGTTACGTTGACCTGTTGAACTAAACGAATCGGACGTTAAAAGTGTTTTAGTTGGGTTTAATGCAAAGCTTGTTGCTGGCAATGCAACCAAAGTAGGAACCGCTGGAGCTGTGCCATAAGTCGTCTCTACTTGAATCCCAATATCAAAACGTGAACCTTGTGCAAATGGCATTGCTTAAACCTCCATTCTTGCAGTGAACGGTATTGTCACTGGCGTATGTAAAAAATTGTCTTCTAAAATGTTCGTTGACTGATAGCCTACACCTATGATTATATCACCTCCTGTAAAAGTAAGGCGGTCACCTTTTGGGAAGGTATCCAATACCTGTTTCACATAATCATTACTAGGTTTTGTGCCTGTGTTCATTGCCGTAAATATGCTTACTTGGTAAATACCACGCACAAAGTTTAAACCGTCATTTCCAAGCGTTGCTGAATCCGCTGTGCCAAAAATCAAACTAGGACGCACCCATATTTCCGTTTCTTGGCTGTCATCATAGATGATGTTAGGGTATTTGATTAAATCAGTCGTGATCACCGTTGCAAGGCGTGTGTGTAAGGCAATCTCTAAAGTGTTGTAGTCCATTATTTACCTACTTTCAATCGCTGTTTGGCAAGTTCCCAAAAACGAGAAGCTTCTGCAAGCGTTATGCGGATCATACCTTGAGGAGCCTGCCCTTGCGAGTGCCCATATTCTAAACGTCCTATGTAAGGGGCATTATTAGCTAGATACGCCTTTTCTGTAAGTTTAAGCTTACCTAATGGAAACAGTGAAGATGATACAGTCTCGCCTTTTGTAGGCTGGTTTGGATGTGAGCCGACACCGCCTATATTCTTCCACCACGACGCCCTAGCAAAGCCTGTATCAACTGGTGTTCCACTGTGTGAAACTACCGTATCAGGGGCATCCTTCCCTACGATAATGCTATTAAACATCATGTCGCACCCTAACGAATAAATGGCTTCTGCGTCTTTCATCGCCACATCAACGGCTTTATCAAAGGCGATGTTAAAGTTCTGATTACTTCCTGCCATATTGCCTCCATAGACAAGGGGGCGTGAATAAACACACCCCTTTATTCTTGCCTTATTCACTGCTAAGCGATTGCGTTGTAGATCAAGTGACCGTATAACGGCTCAATGATCTTAAAGCCTGCCAAGACTTCGGAGATGATTCTGTGTTCACCACCACCTGCAATTTCAGGATTAAACGAAGTGCGGGTTACGATAGGGAAAGGAAGCGTGTTGCTACCGTTACCAATGCGGTATTCTGCACTGCTTAAGCTGGTTACATCAACGTAAGGGCAAACACCCAATCCGCCATAGTTTTGAATCGTGGAACCATTTAACGACAAGTTTTGACCTAAGCAAGCAATTAAAAGCTTTCTTGTATCAATCCAAGCGTTAGAAGCCGTTGCACGAATACCAGCACCGTTGTAGGAGCCATCCAAAACAAAATAGTTTTGAACACCAAATACACGAGCAAAGTTATTCAAGCCTAAACGGTAAGCTCCCAATTCAGATCCTTGAGACGTTGAAGCCCCAAACCCTGCCAAAGCATCCAACACGTTGACGTTGTTACGAATGATCGCATGAACATCTTTAGTGACGATAATTGTATCAGGAACCGCACCACTGATTTTTTGAACTTCATCTACCTTATCGGTAATTTGTTTAACCAAGTCGGTAGTCGCCGTCGTCCAATCTGTGGGGTCGGTTTTAGAGCCTGAACCAAAGTTGTTAGCGTTCATAAACTCGTTAGCAAACCCTTTAATCAACTTAAAGGCTGAACGCTCGGCGGTAATGGTCGCCAAGTTTAGCATATGCTCTTGAACGGTAACACTGGTTAATCCACCGACGTTAATCCCTTCAACACCAAGCAAACGCTCGGCGTCGTTAAAGGATGCGGTCGTAAAGGCAACCGGTGAAGTGTCACTGATGCGAGCTTCAATCGGTGTCCCGTAAGGATTAGAAAGAACATCATTACGACGCTGTTCATCAAGGTTTGGCTTGATGATGGTTCCAGTCGTCGTAGAAACAGGAACAAAAGGAAGTGTCGAAATCAATTCAAGCGTGTAAGGCATTGCCTGTTTTGCATGAACGTAAGACGCTTCCGTTAAAATAGGAGTGTAGTTAGCGTTCGTCATTTGTTATAAAACTCCTTGTTGATTAAACAATACACGGCTATAACCGCCATCTGTACCTGCTTCCAAAGCAATCGCCACCACTTGGTTGGTGGAAGTCGCCACTACAAGCTGACCGTCGTTAGCACTCATCAAGTTGACGCCACGTGCAAACACGGCTCCACCCTGACCAAGGCATTCGCCAAACATAACAACTTCTACAGAATCGCCGTCTGCTAATGTACTTTGCACATTACCGACCAAACCAATTACACGACCGCCAGCGGTTGTGTTAAGAATTACCTTGCCACTAGAAAAGACTAATGCCTTTCCTACATCGGCAGTTGTAATTGCACCACCAGCCGTAAGAATCTGTCTCACAACTGGAGAAGCACCATATTCATAAGCAACCATTAGTTAGCACCTCCACTTAAAGCTTTAAACTTCTTTTTAACATCGTCCATATTCGCAGAAGGCTTGTCTTCGGCATCCTTAGAAGCCTTGGGCATCTTGCCAAGCTTCAAAGCAACCGCACCTTTGACGGATTCGACTTCATCCGCAAGCCCTTTCATCGCAAGCACAATGGCTTCACGATGCTCGCCTGCTTGAAGCAAACCCAATGCGATAGCGGTTTGAGCGTCATCTTCACCACCAAGAAAAGCAATCTCTTCCTTAGCGTTTGATAATGCCAAAGCCTGCTCATGTTTAGCAAGGGTCGCTTTCGCTTCCTCTGCCTGTGCTAAAGCTTGCTTAAGTACCGCTTGAGCGTCACCGTCTAGTTGAGACAATGCTAATTCGGTAGTCATCTCAACTTTTGGGGACTCGTAAGCAGATAGCTTTAATTCTAGCTCCTGCTTCTCACTTGAAAGCTGGGTGACTTGCTTTTGCAATTCCTCCAACCGTTTGTTTTGTTCGTCCTGATTCATAGATTCCTCCTTATTCAGAACTAGGGTAACATCACTAAACTGATTCGCAGGAGCGAATACAAGGCTTAGTTCTTGGATGCTCAATTCAGTCACCAAACGCACATCCTCAAAGGGAGCGTTTGGATCCTTGCTTAAGCGTTTAATCTCTTCTTCACCAGTTAGGATTTTGCTTGTTCCCCCTAGTGAAAGTCCTTTGATGAGTCCACTTTGCACTACTTGCCAAGCGTCGTCATCCTGTACGTCAATTTCAACCGCCCAACCTTCACGGTCGGCTTGCATACCTAGTGCTTGTGCCATTTCGCTCTTAAGTACAAATGACTGTGACACCACTCCACGTTGTGGGTTATTCATGCCTTCGTGGTTGAAGTTGACACGCCCGCCGTCCGTCATAAAAGACTTGACAGCGGTGTCTAATACATCTATAGGGATGTGATTCCCTTTTTGGTCAATAACAGGCATCCCATTTTTAGTAGCCACATTCCCCCAGCCATAAACTTTGCGTTTATCGGCGGATAGTTTGGTTTCTAAATCAAGTACAAAATCCATGTTGAAAACCTCCTTTATTACATTAACATTTTTAAAGTCGCTTTTGTTAGTCACTAGAGAAAGGCGGATGCCTGCAACGCATAAATGACGACACAACGGCAGTTTATCGTGTTACCTGCGGATGCTTGGGGGTCGTGGGGGTACATAATCCGCCCCAATGTGCTGATAAACGGCTCGTTAATGGCTCGCCCTTCCTTATTCATGCTAGGCAAACTTAAATGAGCGTCCCTTGTTTTATTGTCACGACGTGGAACCCAATAACGGCGGTAGTCATTCGCCCCGATGCTTCCCTCTTCAATAGCGTTCTCATAAATGTGCTGATTCGCCATGTTCGTCAT